TGGGTAAAACAGCATCACGGGCCCCAAAACCATCTTTCAATGATTTTGCCGCTGCATTCCAGAATTTCTCTCACATAATTTCGTCGTCCCATGACACAAGAGCAAGCTCAAGAAGGAATAGAATACACCGACCAAAGTGTAAACATCATGGTGTCCCTACCGACAATTTTATGCTGCCAATCAATTCTGACTAGGAGTTTTAACTAATTACCTAATGTTTTTCCCGGAGGTACCAATCCCGGATAATATGGTACCAATAAACGATAAAATTACTGCTGTAATCCAAAAGCAATAGCCCCAAACAACTTTATCTTGTAACGGATGAAGATTTGTCCCAGACTCTGATTGGCCACAGTGGCTCCCTTGGTACCAACCCAAACACGTCCAGGTGAAAATTCCCTGGTGGTTGCAACGGCATACTCTTCACCACCAACTAAAGTGTTAAAGTTGGCATTAGTGGTGATTTTGAAACTACGGGCTACACCATTTCCAATCGTGTACGTATGTTTAGGAAGCTCAAAAGAAACAACGTTTCCCTCAGGGGAGCCGAACTGTTGGAGATAACGACCACCATCAGTACCACCATAAACAGGAGAGTATAAGGCTTGCTCAGATAGTAACATGTCCTCAATGTTGACTGGGGAGTCATCACGATAGTCTTCTTGGAAACTCAAAGATACAGCACCAGCCGTTGTGGTTGGGACTGATGGTATGTAAGTCACCTCCATTCTCAAAATTTGGTATGAAGTGAAGGCATTGGCCATATTACCCAACCAACGAAATGGGCCCATAGGTAAGACTCGGATTTCTTGTGCACGATATTCTCCTGCAGTTGCTGAAGCGACTACCGCTAACACGGGTTCTGTTCGTTCAACAACAAACTCAGAAGCATTACTATTGAAATTATATGAGCCACGTGCATTATTGAATTTAACAACAGAGGTCTGTTGCCCACCAATGTCTATTTGATTCTTAGAGTAACCTTTGTTACGTTTCTTCTTCTCCTTAGATTGTTTAATGTCGGTTTTAATTTTATTGGCGGCGTCTTGAATAGCCCCAAGGACTTTCAAACTATCTTGGTCCAAGTTTTGAACTATTTTATTGAAGACTCCTCGGAGTGCTTTTGGGGGTGCCATTGCTTAATCAAAATAATGACAATTGCGGTAAACTTAGTAATTAGTAATATCAAAATAATATATAAATAGTAATCTATGGTGCTGGTCAGGCACTGTTAAGGATTTATTACTTATTTTCAACCAGGAGTGACAATTCACTATACTCCTGTATGTTTGAGATGGGGCATGATGCGAGGCTCATAGTTTCAAATCTGCTTTCTAACATTATCTGGGTGTCTGGTAATATACCAAAAGCTTTCCAAAATGAGAATCGCGCCAATGGTGTTATAACACCAGCCTTGTTGATTTTTGGTATCATTCTGGAAAATCCACTTTGTTGAAAATCAGATAATGTTGTCTCATTCTCACGCATCCTGATTGTGGTCTTTGGGAATATTTTATAGAAGGATTGGAAAATGGGTATCCCAGCTGTGAGAGCTAGTCCACCATCATGCATAGCATCCAACCATAGCGCCCTGGTTCTTTCATTGTCCAAATGTAGTGTGCTGGTCAAATCTTTACTCAGTGACACTCTTGGGTCACGTACCATCCTCCAACCTATGCCATCAAAGCATGGTTGGGTTTGGCAAAAGCTCAACTCTTCAAATTCAAATACTGGTGCTTCAACTTTCATATTATATCCAAGCTTAGCAAACCATTGTTGAACCATGTTAGTGCGGTTCAACTCAGATTTTTCAATAATCAACATGCAATCATCACCATTATTTGCCAAACGGAATTTTGATATATTATGAGCTTTACAATAATTGTAGACCATCGCACACATTAACAAACAATTGCCACTACTAGTGTTCATATCACCAGACAT